CTCCTCAACCCGCGTCACGCGCCAGAGCTGCGTCTTGACCCCATGCCGCTGGGCGTGTTGCTCCTGGTATTGCTTGGCGCGCGTTACGTCGTCGAACGACAGCATGGGCCGGCCGGATTGGCTGCGGAGTTCGTAGGCGGTGGCGGGGGTCATGCTGCGAGCCTGTCCGCGACCAGCTTGGTGTAACCGATGATGTCATGCCAGCTATCGTGATAGTCAGGATCGCCGTTCAGGATGCGACCGGCCTTGTGCGCGATCATTTCCAGCGTTTCGCGCTGATCATCGGCCAGCTTTGACCAGTTCGGGCTATCGGCCATCGCCCGCTTGATCGCCTGCGTGATGCGAGCGTGTTCATCGAACGAGCCGTAGCGCGAGCCGCGTTCTGCCAGCGTGGTCTCGATGCTGGGCACATCACCGCAAGCGCCGCAAGCCAAGCCTGCCGGGATGCCGTGGTGACATTCGAGAAGTAGATCTTGCTTGCTCATTGAAAACTACGCCCGGACTATCCTTGCGGTCGCCCGGGCGCTCCCTTGGTGGAAATTACTGCTCTGCCCAATCCGCCGCATCCGTGAAGCCCTCGCCCATGTCGGCGTCGGGTTTTCCTTCGGGTTCGTGGGCGGGTTCGGAGCCTTCCTCGACTTCGGCATCCTCGATTGTGTCCTCGAGCGCCTCGAGCCGCGACTTCGGCGCGCTGGCCTCGCCTTCGATCAGCGTAAGATCAGGCTGGCCGGTCGGCGGCGTCATCGTTGCGTCACGCTGGAATACATCTTCCTCGAGGTCGGTGGACATCGGCAGGCGCTTGGACAGGCGGCGCATAACGGTCTTGCGGGCCATTTCGCTCCACCATGCCGCCCACGGTCCATTGCGGCCGGAACGCGACACGGCGCGGACCTTCTCGATTTCCTCAAGGCTCATGACCTCGAGCAGCTTCTCGCCGTTGGACAGGACCGCCGTGGCATAGGCACCGATGGCCTTGCCGCGCGGCTTGTCGAGCGCTGGCGGGATATGCTCCACGTCCTCGTCGAAGCCGTAGCGGACGACAAAGTGATCAGCTTCATAAACCACCTGCGCGCTGATCTTGGCGACATCGCCAGACTGCCGGATCTTCTTCAAGATGCCCGCGATCATCGGCATGGCCTGCGCCTTGTTGCCGAACAGGACCAGCGCGGCCTCGCGCCCATCGGGAAGCAAGCCATCCTGCGCGAGCCGAACGATGGCGCCGAACAGCGAGCGCCGGTCTGCGTTCTGCAAGTCGGGGTTGTTCTGGATCGCGGTCATGGCGACTCGCGTGAACTTCTCGGGCGTGACGTGCGCCGGGAGCGCGGCCTTCAATTCGGGAGCCATCGCTGTGAGGTTCTGGCGGATCACCTGCACCGGGTTTTCGCGGCGCTCTGCAACTGCATTTGCCATTATTTCGCTTCCTTCTCTTTGACTGCAAATCGGCGGTAGGATTTCCGCCCGTTGATCGTATTGCCGACCATGTCGGGCGTGATCACGGTGTCGGGGATGGCCTTCACGGTCGCGGCCTTGATCGTGAAGCCGTCGAGCAACGCGACCTCGGCGTGGCCCAGCTTCTCCATCAGCTCGGCCTTGGCGGCATCGCGGCGCTTGGCGGCTTCCTTGCTTTCGGCATCGGCGCGCAGAAATTCGGCGGCGGCGATATGCGCCAGGTTGTCCAGTTTCAGGTCGATGACCGCGCCGTCGCTGTCGGCATAGATTTCGCGGATCGTCTCGCCGTCGCGGGTGTAATCGGCGGGCGGCGGCTTTCCGGCATGAACGCTGGCCCAGAACGCTTCGACGCGCTTTTCGATCTCCGCGTAGAGCTTGGGTCGGAAATCATACTGGAACCGCTCGAGCTTGTTTCCGCCGACCAGCACAAGGACATCGCCCCAAGTCACGCCGTCGAGACCTTGATAGGTCTGGCTCTGCAACAGGTAGTTCAGCGGGGGTTCGTCGCCCCAAGATTTGCGGACCAGCCAATCGGCCATCTTGACCTCAACCACGCCGGGGCCGCGCTGGGGACAGATGACGCGGCGATCGGGATGACCGCCAAGGCCTTTGCCATTCGACAGCGGCGGATCAGCCGGTTCGCGGTCGATGTAGCCATAACGTTCCTTGGCGGCGTCGATAATCGCAGCCTCGAGTTTCACGCCCCAATAGATGCGCTCATTCTCGGGGTTGCCGTCATCGCTGACCGCGTTGAATTCGGGAACGGCGATGGTGCCGGTCTTGCGGTGATACAGTTCGAAGTGGGTGAGCCAAGGTGAGGCGTCGAACAAGGCGGCGACTTCACCTGCGCCGACATGGGCAGCGCGAAACAGGGCGTCTTTGGATACGGGTGCGTTCATGGTTCGCTCCTCAAAAAATCGCGCACAGGCCAGCGACAAGCGCAAAGCCGGCGATGAAGATGAACACGGCGTAGGATGCCTCGGCGCGGGCTTGGCGGGGGGTCATGCTGCCCTCCCACAATGCGGACAGGGTGCATTCTCCGGGCCGTACAGCGCGTCGAAGAACGGCTTGTTGGCGATGCGCCATGCGCGGGCATAAGCGATGCCATCGGCTGCTTTCTTGCGGCGCACTTCGACGCTGCGGACGTGCCCGGGGACGTTCATGCCCAAGACTCCCGCTCAAGCTGCGCGCGGCGTTCCGGTGACAGGCTGGCAAGGTGCTGCGAGGCTAGTTCGGCCTCATACCAGCGCTGATTGCCTTCGCTGTCGGGCTCGGGGTCAGAGCCGCCCCATGCGTCGGCCTTGATCTGGCGTTCGGCGGCTTGCAGCGCGCGGGCTTCTCGGCGCGCGCTCACCAGACCGACTCCATCTGCCGGTCTTTCTGGATCTGGCGACCCTCACCGATGGCCTTGTGCAGCGCGGTGCGAACCTCAGCCCGGATCGCTGCCCATTCGTCGGAGTTATCCCAATGCGTCCGCCATGCGCTTTCCGTTCCCGGGTTGCCCATCGGATCGCCGAACAGCGCGCCAAGCAATGCGCTCGGCATGACGACGCGGTCGGTCGGGTATGGCACCATCGCATCACGGTCGGAAATGTGCAGTGCGAACAGCGCGACCAGCTTGTTCACGTCCCGGCCTTCGTATTCGGCCCAGCGATCGGTGTTCAGCGGGTACTGGTGTTCGTAGTGCTTGATCGCGGGGCGCGGCATCTTGGTGAGGATGACCAAGGCTTGCGGGGTGGTGTGCCAGGGGGGTTGCATGGTGCCTGTCTCCGTTTGTTGGAGATAGGTTTGGACGATCTGTCCAATCAAGTCAAGGACAATTTGTCCAATATATTATGCGCGCATTTTCTCCGCAGGATCGGCGGTTTTACGTGGTTTGCGAGCCTTTCCCGTCAACAAGTGTTCCAGGTCGCACCCGACAATCGCGCAAAATCTTTCCATCAGATAGGCGGGAATTGGCGAGCGGTATTCATATTTGCGATAGCGGTCTGGCGGCAAGGCTAGGGCGGTTGCCATCTGTGCCGACGTATAGCCGCGATCATTGCGGAGCTGGTGAACGCGCGCGCATAGCGCCTCGTTGAACATGGCTTCTTCGTTGCTGGTCATGCCTGAAAACCTAGGCGAGACGGCGATTTGGTTCCTTAGACAAAAAGGCGCTTGACCTTTGGACGATTTGTCCAATACAAGAGGGCCATGGCAAATCACCTCACATGGCAGCTAGTTGATAGTGTTGCAGCCGATCTCGGCGCGCAGGAAAGCGCCCGTCTCAAGTGGCGGCAAAAGGGCCGAGGCGTTCCGGCGCAATGGCAACTGAACATCACCCGCGAGCTTATGGCGCGCGGCGTTCCTGTCTCGCTGGATGATTTCTCCAAGCTGGAATCTACGCCGGGGAGGATCGCAGCATGAGCGCCCCGCAAATCATCCTCGTCGCGCTCGTCATCTGCGCCAGCGTTGTCGCCTTCCTCGTGAAGACCGCGCCGCTTGGGTACGAAACCGACGAAGGCTTTCACTACGGCGAGCCGCCGCACGACCACGGGGCTTAACCCATGCGCGGGGGCCAATTCATTCAAACACCGACCGAGGTTTCCCCCCATGTCCACGGTCGGCCGGGAGCGGTGCGCCGCGAGTCCACCGCTCCCGATAATTTTCAAACCACAATCCATTCCACAAGCATCACCTGATCGAAAGGCCTTGCAATGCCGAATTGTGCTCAGTCCCGCGATGGGGCGTTAACCATGGTGAAGGTGAACGCGAACTCGAAGTTCAACCCGATCGATGCCGCCGAACTGCACCGCGCCGGCAAGACCACGCGCGAAATCGCCGCGCACTTCGGGGTCCAGCCTCCTGCCATCACGCGGGCGCTGAACAAGGTCGGCGTCAAGCTGCGCAAGGGCGGCGGTATGTCGGCGGCGCGCAAGGACCGGCTTGCCGAACTGGTGGCCGATGGTGCGAGCCTTCAAGCTGCCGCCGATACGATGGGCGTGACGCTGCCGCATATCAAGAAGCTGTGGGGCCTGATCTGCGCTGGCATGGGGCGGCAGGCGGTATGATAACCTGCAAAACCTGCAACGCCACGCTCGGGCGAGGTAACAAGACCGGCCGTTGCAAGCGGTGCGTTGGCGCATGGGTCGCCAGTCAGCCCGGTTGGCGCGAGAAACAACGCGACGGCGCTCGCCGGTCGCTGATGGAAAACCCGGAACGCCTCGCCGATCTGCGCAAACGCGCCAAGGCACTGGGCCGCGACAAGTCCGTGTCTACCAAGCGTTCTGCGCATTTCATCGAGCGGCGCATCTGGGAAATGGGCAGCGCCGCGCAGGGCGCTGGGTCGGCCGCTCGCATCAAGGCCGGTAAGACGCTCAGTGAAACCCGCATGGCATGGTGCCCACGCGAGCTGCGCGCCGATTATTTCAACCTCGTCCGATCGAAGGGAATGAAGGCCGCCGAGGCCAAGGCGCTGATCCTCGATCAGCACAAGGTCGACGTTTCCCGCTTCCGGCGCAGCCTGGGTGATGTCGACGAACCGGCGAACGACTGGACGCCGCCTGACGTCGACCCGGCATTACCGCTTGAACAGCGCGCATTGGCCTATGCCGCGAAGTGGGCGGGAGTGGCTGTGGCTCAGGTCACCGGCCCGCTGCGCGCCAACAACCTCGTCCGCGCGCGCTGGATCGTGATGCTGACACTGCGCCGGCAGGGATGGTCACTGAAAAGCATCGCCGCGCTACTCGGCCTCTCTGATCACACAACAGTCAAGTATGGCCTGAAATGTGCGGCGCCGCTGATCGATGAAGGCGGCGACTTCGCTGCTGTGGTCGAGGCGATAGCAGCATGATCACCTTGCGCCCATACCAAGAGGCAGTCCTCACTGAAACCCGGCAAACCTATGCCGAACGCCTGCGCGCGGTGCTACTGTGCATGCCGACCGGCGCGGGCAAGACGGTGACGGCCTCGACGGTGGTTCACGGCGCAGCGGCAAAGGGCAATGTGACCTGGTGGTTGACGCATCGCCGGGAATTGGCAGCACAGGCCAGCCAGACGTTCCACAATCTCGGCATTCCGCACGGCACTGTTCAGGCCGGCCATGTCTCGAATCCGCTGGCGATGGTGCAGGTCGCATCGATCCAGACGATTGTCCGCCGCCTCAATGATCTGCCCGAGCCGGCGCTGATCGTGTTCGACGAAACGCACCATATCGGCGCGGCATCGTGGTCGGCGATCTTTGCCCGCTTCCCGCGCGCCAAGGTGCTGGGCCTGACTGCAACGCCGTGGCGGCTCGATGGCGTCGGTCTAGGCCGCTGGTATCAGCGCATGGTCATGGGGCCGGCAACGGCTGACCTGATCGGCGAGGGCTCATTGTCGCCCTACCGCCTGTTCGCGCCCGCCACGCCTGATCTTACGGGTGTTGCCACGGTCGCCGGTGACTTCCAGCGTTCGGCACTGTCGAAGGCGATGGACAAGCCCCAGATCGTCGGTGACGCGATCACGCATTACCGCAATCTGTGCAATGGCAAGCGCGCGGTGGCTTTTGCTGCCGGGGTCGAGAATTCCATCAACATCGCCGCGCAGTTCAATGCTGCCGGGATAGCCGCTGAGCATGTCGATGGTTCGATGTCAGCGGATATTCGTGACGCTGCTGTTGATCGGTTCCGCCGTGGTGAAACTCTGGTGCTGTCGAATGCCGACCTGTTCGGCGAGGGCTTTGACGTTCCGGCGATTGAGGCGGCGATTTTGTTGCGTCCGACGAAATCTTTGAGCCTTCATCTGCAACAGGTCGGACGGGCGCTTCGTCCATGTGAGGGCAAGACCGAGGCTATCATTCTGGATCATGCAGGCAATTCTCTGATCCACGGACTGCCCGATGATGTCCGTGAGTGGAGCCTCGATGACCGCGAGAAGAAATCACGCGCCGAGAAGTCCGAAGTGCCGGTGAAGCAGTGCAAGGCATGCTTCTACGTGTACCGCCCCGCGCCGAAATGTCCGCAGTGTGGCCATGCCGCCCCGGTTCAGGCGCGCGAGATCGAACAGGTCGAGGGGACGTTGCAGGAGATCACCAAGGTCGTCTCGATCCAGAAGCGCCGGGAAGTCGGCAAGGCTTCGACGTTGGAGGACTTCCTCAAGATCGCTGCTGAGCGCGGGTACAAACCAGGCTGGGCCCACCAGATGATGCGGGTCCGGTCTTCGCAGGGTCGGAGGTACGGATGAGCCGCCCCCACACCGATCTTTGCAACGCCATCCGTCTGTTCCTGTCCGACACGTTCGGCCCCGATGCCTGCTCGGTGAACATCGACACGCCCGGATTGCTCTACACCCGCGACGGACGCCCCGCGATGTTCGGCACCAAGGGCGCGCTCGATATCGAGGCGACGGTCAAGGGGCGTTCTATCTGGATCGATGCCAAGACCGGCAGGGACAGGCTCAAGCCGGCGCAGATTGCTTTCGCCAAGGCCAAGGAACGCGCGGGAGCCATCGCCTTCGCAGCATGGTCGGTGGACGACGTGGCGAACCGCCTCCGCATGGAGGGCCTGCTCGATGGATGAGGAAGACCGCCCCTACATCTACCAGTTCAGCGACGAATTGTTGCTCGCGTTCGGCATCAGATCCCTGCTCGTCGATCCGAACGACTATGACCCGTTCGCCGATGTATTCAAGGACGCGCCAACACCCGAGATCGCAACCTATTGGCGCAATGCCGTTTCGGCCTACTGGCATGCGCTGGGCAAAGACAGCCCCGGCAAGGTCTGGTGGGACGCTGAGTATTGCCACCCCGCCATCTACCGCGCACTCAAGGTCGATCGATCAGACCCCGTCGCATCCTATGCCTGCGCGCCGTTCCGCCTGGGCAAGATCGACGAAAAGCATGTGATCCTCTGCGCGTGGCCACCGCTGCCGAACCTGTCAGAATGCCGCGATTGGCTCTCGATCGATCAGGTGATCGTCTGGCACCCCAAAGAAAACACCGCATCGATACTTGGCGACATCAACCCCCAAGTAGTCGGCGCCTTCCCGGACACCGACACAGGCACGATTTTCGCCAGTCCCTTCGCCTTTTTCCGGGCGCTGATCGAGGAACGGGCCAGTTTCGCCACCGCCTATCAGGCATCGAAAAAGGCGCATTGGCAGACCGCGCCGAGCGAGAAATTCACCCCCGGCGTCCTGATGGTCGGTGATCCTGACAAGATCCGCTGGCGGCTGAGTGACCTTCCCCCGGTGATCGAATGCGTCGGCATCGATCCGGCCAAGGTGAACAAGGCCATATTCAAATCCGCGCGCCTGCCGCGTTGCACCTCTTCGATGAAAGCCGCCGCATGATGAGCGAGAATATCATTCCGTTGAACGCCTGGAAGGGGAAGCTGGCTTCCTCGAAGCAGGGTTACAAGAAGAGCATGACCAACCTCATGCTGTTCCTCAAGAACATCCCGGAGCTTGGCAATACGATCCGCTGGAATGAACTGGCGCAGCGAGTTGAGTGGAATGGCAGGCCGCTCGATGACAGCGATTTGATCGACATTCGCCTGCTGCTCGAAGGCGAGCAATTCGACCCGTCGGTTGCTGATCTCCTGCCGGCCGTCATGCGCCACGCCAAGGAAAACGGCTATCACCCGGTGCGCGACTACCTGCGGAGCCTGAAATGGGACGGCACGGCGCGCCTGAACCACTGGATGCACCTGACGCTGGGTGCGGCTGATACCCCGTTCGTGCGCGCTGTGAGCCGCAAGACGTTGATCGCCGCCGTCGCGCGGGCATTCAAGCCGGGGTGTAAGGTCGATACCGTGCTGGTTCTCGAAGGGCCGCAGGGCATCCGCAAATCAACGGCCATCGCCGCGTTGTTTGGCGAGAACCTGACCGCCGAATCCGTCAACCTGTTCGATCAGCACAACAAGATGGTCATGAGTATGATGGGCGCATGGTGCGTCGAACTCGCCGAATTCATCGCCATTGCGCGCCGCGATCAGAACACGGTCAAGGGCATGCTGTCGATGCGTTCTGACCGCGTCGTCCTGCCCTATGCCAAGATGGCCAGCGATCACCCGCGCCAGTGCATTTTCTTCGGCACGATCAATCCCGGCGAAAGCGGCTACCTCACCGATGCCACCGGCAACCGGCGCTATTGGCCTGTCCCGGTGACAAAGGCTGATGTCGAACTACTCGCTGATCGCCGCGACCAACTCTGGGCCGAGGCCTATCACGCCTATCTCAAGAACGAGCAATGGTGGCTGACCGAGGAAGAGGAGGCGCTCGCCGCCACCCAGGTTGCGCAGCGTCAGGAGTATGATGTCTGGGCCGATATCCTCGCCGACAAGCTCCACGGCCTGCGTTCTGTGACCCCTGCGGCAGCGATGGAAGCGCTTGGCATCCCGCACGAGCGCAAGGACCGGAAGGTTGAACTGCGCATCGCCGCAGCCCTCAAATCCATCGGCTTCATCCTGCGGTTTCCCAAGGGTGACGACCGAAAAACCTATCGGCGATGGGAGCGCGTAGACCAATGAAACCGCGCGTTTCCGCCATGTCCACGCAAATGTCCACACTACGTCCACGCTTGTGGATTATGTCCACGCTTGTGTCATTTTCGTCGTTCAGCCAGCGCGCCGTCGAGATTAACGGATTGTCCACGGTGCGCGCCTGTCCACGCACAGTCTCCACGCAACCGTGGACACAAGCGTGGACACAATCGGGCGCACAAATCAGCCGTTTTCGTCCACTGTCCGCGCTGTCCACTCTTCTTTTCTTTAGAACACTTAAAGAGAATAAAAAGAGGCGCTCTAAAGGGATACGCGCGCGAGGCGTGGACATTGCATCCGTGGACAGGGTGGTGATGTCATGACCGACCTCTTCGCCAATCAACCGCGCCGCCCAGACACCCGCTCCGTAGGCAAAGGCCCCGCGCTTTTCCTCGCCGACATCGCAATGGGTGCGACGTTCAAAACCCTCAAGGCCAACAAGGACGCCGGGAAATATCCTGACCTGACGCCCACGTTCGCCCTCGCCAACATCAAGTTCTGGAGGTTGAAGTGACCGATCACCCAAACGTCGATGATTATCGCAACCGTGCTGAACGTGCTGAGGCTGAGTGTGCGGAGTTGCGCGCCAAGGTCGAGGAACTGGAAGCGCGGGTTGAGGGTTTGTTGGGCGACACACGCGATGGCGACCCGTACTGATCTGGGGGAGGAAGTGATGCTACCCGAACTGACCAGGTGGGAAATGATCGCCTACAGTGCGCTGTACGATGCGGCGGAGGGCAACATGCCATGTCCGATCAACCTCGACATCGAGATGATGTTCGGTTGCAACTCGGGAAGCACGGTGCCGAAGTACATTCGCCGGCTCGAAGAGAAGGGGTTGATCGTCGTCAAGCGCTATCAGCGATTCAGGGAGGTTCAGATTGTGGCTACAGGGAAATGGACGAAGCGCTCCGAGGCGATGCATGTGGAACGTCCGCATGTGCCGCGTGGGGCTGGATCGAGGACACCGGCGCCGACTGATCGGAAGCCGTACAAGACGAGGCGGGTGTGATGGCTGGTCTACTACGGACGGAGCAGCGCAAGCGCATCCTTGAGGAGCTGTCTGACGGAAAATCCTTGCGCACGATTTGCAGGGCTCAGGCGATGCCCGCAATTTCGACGGTGATGGAATGGTGTGCCAAGGAACCCGAGTGGGCGGAACAGTATGCGCGCGCGAGGGCTTGTGGTGATGATGCGATGGCCGAGGACATTCAGGAAATTTCGGACAACGCCGAACTGGACCCGCAAGATCGCAAGGTTCGCATTGATGCCCGCAAGTGGTTGCTCGCCAAGCGTCAGCCCAAAAAGTACGGTGACGCCACCACGCTCAAACACGCTGATGCTGACGGCGACAAAATCCCGCTCGATGACACCTCGAAGTTCACGCGCCTCGCCGCAATGGTGACGGCAATTCAGGGGCTGGCGCATGAACCTACCGACGACGCCGGCTGAGTGGGAAGCGCTCTACCTCGCTGCCACGCCGGAACTGCGGGCCGAGATCGATGCGCTGCTGGAAGCCGACTTGGCGCAGCACATCTGGCGCGCGCAGGTCGGCCGGCAAAGCGAGGCGGCGGACAGTCTGGCGTTCATCACCGGCTATGGGGGCGCTGCTGGCGGCGGAAAATCAGACTTGATCGCTGGCCTTGCGCTGACCGAACACAAGCGCACTGCGATATTCCGTCGGGAAAAGACACAAACCGAGGGTATTGTGCAGCGCCTGACTGAGATCCTTGGTGCGACCGACGGGTACAACTCGCAAAAATCGGCATGGCGCATCGGCGATCGCCTGATCGAGTTCGCTGGCCTCGACAATCCGACTGATCACCAGAAATGGCAGGGGCGTCCGCACGACCTGAAAGCTTATGACGAAGTGACCGAGCAGCGCGAAATGCAGGTGCGCTTCACGATGGGCTGGACACGATCGAATGACCCTGCGCAGCGGTGCCGGGTGCTCATGACATTCAACCCGCCGACGACCTCGGAAGGGCGTTGGGTGATCAAGTTCTTCGCGCCGTGGCTTGATCCGCATCACCATAACCCCGCAAAACCCGGCGAACTGCGCTGGTACACGACGATCAAGGGTGATGACGTGGCCTGCACGAACGAAGATCCGTTCGTGCTGTTCAAGGGTGAGCCGGTCTATGACTTCGACCCGTCCGAGTTCAGCCAAGAGAAGATCATCATCCCGCGATCGCGCACGTTCATCCCGAGCCGTGTGACCGATAATTATTTCTACGTCCGCTCGGGCTATATCCAGACCCTGCAAAGCCTGCCTGAGCCGCTGCGCTCCCAGATGCTCGACGGCGATTTCAGCGCGGGTGTGGAGGATGATCCGTGGCAGGTGATCCCGTCTGCGTGGATCGATGCTGCGATGGCCAGGTGGAAGCCTCGCGACGAGAAAGGACCGATGGACAGCATGGGCGTTGACCCTGCTGCTGGCGGCGCTGACACGATGGTAATCTATCCGCGGCATGGGACGTGGCTCGACAAGCCGGTGCGTATTCCGGGCCGTGAGATACCGCAGGAACGCGCTGGGCCCGTCTCTGCCGGTCATGTCATCATGGCGCGCAAGGATCGCGCTGTGGTTCACGCTGACGTGATCGGATGGGGCCTGTCGTGCTGCAACTTCCTGACCGCCAACAACGTGCAGACCGTGCCGGTGAACTTCGCGTCTGGCTCGCACGGCAAGACAAGCGACGGCAAGTTGGGGTTCTTCAACCTGCGCGCCGAAGTGATCTGGCGAATGCGGGAAGCGCTCGACCCGCAAAACCCGACGCCGCTTGCCCTACCGCCTGAGCCTCGCCTTCGTGCTGATCTGGCCAGCTACAAGTGGGAATTGCGGCCGGCAGGGATTTTCATTCAGTCGAAAGAGGCGCAGAAAAAGGTTCTCGGCCATTCACCGGACGATGGCGATGCCTGCTGCATGTCGTTGATCAGCACGATCAAGGAAGAGGTCTGGGACGAGATGCTGGAAACCGCCAAGACGGGTGATCGCTATGCCGAACTTGGATGAGTTCGAGATTTACGCGCGCGGCCTGATGCGCCTCGGTCATGACCGCTTGTGGATCATGCACAATGAGCCTGAACTGCGGCGCCGGTTCGCGGTTGATCCCAAGCCCTTCCCCTGTCCGCCTGAGCCTGTCCGGGTGGCGGCTGATCGCTATGAGGAATTGTGACCCTCTCCCCCGCGATTCAAGCCTGACCTAACCCGCCTTAACGCTACCTCCATCAACAGGAGGCGCGCTTGCTTGCCATCATCGAAATCCTGCTCGGCCTGTCCGCGCTCTACTCGGGCGGGGCCTATCTCTGGGTCTATGCCGCTGCGCTGCGCAATCGGGCCTCGCTGACGCCTGAGACTGCTGACGCAATCGAACGCAGCACGTTCCACCTCGGGCTTTGCTTCATCCTCGCCCTTGGCTTCCTCGGCCTGATCGCAGGAGGCCGCTGATGTGCTCTGCACCCGACATCCCGACCGTGCCTGAGCGCCAGGTCATGAAGCAGCCCGACCAAGGGGCGAAGGGCGTTGAGAAAGACCCGTCGCGCTTCCGTCGCGCCCTGATGGCTGGCCTCGTCACATCTCCGTCTGGGGTGCTCGGCACTCCTGCCACGATGAAACCGACGCTGGGCTAACGTGGGCAGCTCAACCCGCGAATTGTGCGAGCGCCGGCTGGAAGGCATGAAGCGCATTCGCTCGGACTATGAAACCGAGTGGCAGAACATCGCCCGGTTTGCGCAGCCTGCCCGTTCGCGGTTCATCTCGTCCGACAAGGACAAGGGGGGCAAGCGCCGCCAGTTCAACAACCGGCTGATGGACCCGCATGGCATCGAGGCGTTTCGGACGCTTACCAACGGTATGACCTCGGGCCTGTCGAGTGCAAGCCGCCCGTGGTTCACGCTGACGCTCAAAGATGACGAGATGGCCGAGGGCGATGGTGTCCGCGAATGGCTCTCCGATGTCGAGAAGGCGATGTATGCTTTCCTTGCCCGCACGAATTTCTACGGCGCGGTCAAGTCTGGTTACGGCGAGATGGGCCTGTTCGGCACCGAGGGCTGCGTCATGGTCGAGCACCGCACTGCCGGTGCGGTCTGCCATCCGCTGACGGCCGGCGAGTTCTGGATCGCGACCAGCGATGCTGCCGTGCCTGACACGCTCTACCGCGTTTGCCCGCTGACCGTGCGCCAAGCCGTGGCGATGTTCGGCAACGATGTCTCGGCAACCGTGCGCCGCATGTACGACGCTTCACAGCATTCCGAGATGGTCGAATACTACCACGCGATCGAGCCGAACGACGATCATAACCCTGAGAAGATCGGCTCGAAGCCGTGGCGCTCGGCTTATTGGGAAAAGGGTGACAGCGCCAACCGCATGACCCGGGAATCGGGCTTCATGGAGCAACCGTTCTGGGCGCCGCGCTGGGATGTTGTGGGCGGCGACACTTACGGCGTCTCACCCGGTATGGAATCGCTCGGCGCCCTGCGCGAACTGCAAATGCTGACCAAGCGCCGCAACGAAGCGATCGACGCGATGGTCAAGCCCGAGAAGGTCGTGCCGACTGGCGTGCGCCTGACTGGCGAACCGGGTCGCACTGTGACCAGCAACGGCGTGGACCGCGATCAGGTCTTTGTGCCGTATCAAATCCCCTACCAGGCGGTCGCTGCGATCGGTGACGAGATCGACAAGTGCAAGGGCCAGATCGATGGCCTGTCGTTCGCCAATCTGTTCAACGCGATCACGAATATGCAGGGCATTCAGCCGCGCAACATCGAAGAGATCGCCTCGCGCAACGAAGAAAAGCTGACGCAGCTTGGTCCGGTGATCGAGCGCGTGTCGAATGAAAAGCTGGAAGTCGTGATCGACCGCACGTTCGGCATCATGCAGCGCGGCGGATTGCTGCCCCCTCTGCCTGAAAGCCTGATGGAAGCGGGTGGCTCGCGCATCGATGTCGAGTTCAACTCGGTCTTGCAGCAAATGCAGCGCATGGTCGGTCTGGGCCAGATCGAACGCACGGCAGCATTCTTCGGCAACAACGCTGCGGTCAATCCCGGCCTGCTCGACATCATCAACTTCGACGAGATGGGCCGCGAATATGCGAGCCGCACCGGAACGCCGTCCAAGATCATTCGCAGCGAAAAGGATGTCGTCGCGATACGTGATGCTGCGGCGAAGAAACAGCAGGTGGCCGAGACTGCCGCGATGATGCCCGCCGTCAAGGATGGGGTCGAGGCTGCTCGCCTGCTGTCGGAAACCGATATGGGCGGGGGTCAATCGATGCTCGCCGGGATGCTGGGGTAACGGCGATGTGTGGACTGATGGGCCTTGCTGGATTGAAGGGTGGCGGCATCAAGGGCGCGCTGGGTGCATCACTTGGCGGCCTCGCTGGTCTGGCGCTGACGCAAAAGAAAGACAAGTCGAAGCAGCGCTACGGCGGCGACAACGGTGATGGTACCATGTCCGCTGCTGGCAACATGGCGTCCATGTGACCCAATCCGACGCCGAATTCCTGATCGCTCAGCCTGAGTTCCGCCGCTTCCTTTACGCCGCGATTCAAACCGCTGGCATCCTCGGCCATCACGCTCCTGCCAATGGACAACAAGGGCGTGATCTCGGTCATTTCGAGGGGCGTCGGAGTCTGGGGTTTGATCTGCTGCTCATGGCCGATGCTGGCCAACCCGAGCCGCTTCGTTCGCCGCAAGCGCTGGCAACGATCGATGCAGTCATCCGAGAAGCTCTGAACCCCCCGAAGGAGAAGAAACGTGACCGAAGAGACGACAACGCCCGATACGACGAACTCCCCGAGTGAGCCGCCCGTCGCTGCGCCCGCTGCCGAAGCCGCAACGCCGACGGAAGGCGCGAAGGACGAAGCCGCGCCGGCCAGCGATGGCGAAACAAGCGTCCTTGGTGGAGACGTAGAAGCTGACAAGGCCGACGATACCGCTGCCGATGCTGACGTCACACCCGCTGGCCCGCCTGAAAAGTATGAGCTGGCTGCGGAAGGTGTCGAGATCGATCCCGCCATGCTCGAAGAGGCCACGCCTATCTTGCGGGCGCTGAACCTGAACAACGATCAGGCCAATCAGCTTATCCCGGTAGCGGCCAAGCTGGTGACGCAGACGCAGGAAAAGACCTTGCAGGCGCTGGTCGATGCCGGCGCAGCGCAGCGCAAGGACTGGTTCGACGCTTTCGTGGCTGATCCCGACATCGGCGGCGCCAGACGCGAAGAAACTGAACATCTCGCAGCGAAGGGAATGGACGCTCTCGGCTATGCCAAGGGCCATCCGTTCCGTGTCGCGCTCACCGAATCCGGCTTCGGCAATCATCCCGACATGATCCGTGCATTCCGCGCGCTCGGCGAGATGACTGGTGAGGACGGTAGCTTCGTTCGTTCCAACGACGGGGTGAAAGAGGGCGATGCCCTTACCGAACTCTATCCCAACAATCGCAGGAGTAAGCAGTCATGACTGTTCTCGCATCAAATGCGCTTACGTGGGCGGATCTGCTTACGAAGCAGGGCGCTGACGGCAAGATCGGCACCGTTGCCGAAGTTCTCAATCAGCACAACGTCGTCATGCGTGACGCCGCGTTCATGGTTTGCAACAAGGGCACCGAACACGAAACTCTCGTGCGCTCGGGTCTGCCTGATGTCGCATGGTCCACGGTCGGCGGTTACACCACGCCGTCGAAGAGCCAGACCCGCAGCCAGAAGTTCACGACCGGCTTCTGCCGTTCGATGAGCCAGGTTCCGCAGGACATTCTCGATCTCTCGGACGACGAAGCCGCGCTTCGCCTTTCGGAAGCCGGCCCGCACCTCGAATCGATGGCGCAGGAATTCGATTACATGTTCTTCAACGGCAACCTTGGCAACGATCCGCTCGGGTTTGACGGCATCGCGGCCTATTACAACCGCCTGCCCGTCTCGACCAACAACGCCTCGAACCAGGTGGTCGGCGCTGGCGGCGTCGGTTCGGACAACACCTCGATCTATCTGATCCGCCACGGCGAGCAGCAGACCTCGGTGATCATTCCCAAGGGCATTCCGATGGGCATCGATCGCATTGACCACGGTACGCAGCGCGACACTGATGGTTCGGGCGGCGTTCGCTTCGTGCAGGAAGAGGAATTCAAACTGCACGGCGGCGTGGCGATCAAGGACTGGCGCGCAAACAGCCGCATTGCCAACATCGACGTTTCGGCGGCGACTGCTGGCTCGGTTGATCTCATGGACTACATGGTCACGGCCTATCACCGCGCCCGGATGCCGAAGCACAACTTCGAAATCGAGAACGCGGCGTTCCTTGGCGCCAAGGCCACTTGGTACATGAACAGCACCCTGTTCGAAGTGCTCGACAAGCAGTCGCGCAACTCGACGCTACACCCGTCGCTCCAGCTTTCGGTGCGCGAAGTTCAGGGCGAGGAAGTCACCACCTTCCGCGGCCTGCCGATCCGCGTGACCGATGGCATCACCAACACTGAAACGCCGCTTACGTAATCGGCCCGGATAGGAGAAAGAAAATGGCACTCTTCGATGAAGCCGGCCTGTTCAGTGAGAATCAGGTCATCACCGCTACGGCGGTTTCCACCAACTCGATCGACTTCGGCGCTGCCGGAACCCCGGTCGGGGCACTCGGCGCGGTGGTTGGCGATCTCGGCCTGTCCGAGATCAACATCTTCGCAATCGTCACCGAGGTTTTCGCCACGCTGACCTCGCTCAAGATCGCGGTCGAGATGGACGACAACTCGTCGTTCTCTACGCCGACGATCCTTGTCGAGAGCGAAGTCGTGGCGGCGGCAACGCTGGTCAAGGGCTACAAGTTCCGTATTCCGGCAGTGATCCCGGAAGGCGCAACCGAGCGCTATATCCAGCTTCGCTACACCGTCGCTGGTTCCAACGCGACGACCGGCAAGATCTTCGCCGGCATCGTTGCATCGCGTCCGGCTGCTGTCTGATGCCTCGCTACCGGGCACTGCTCCGGGGGCAGACACCAGACGGGTCTTGGCATCGGCCTGGCGCCGAGTTCGAGACTGACGCTCCGCAAGGCGCGTGGATGGAATTGCTTGAAACCAAGCAAGAGCCGTCACCCAAGGCGAAGGGCGCGAAAGTGCCCGCTGCCGACGACTGACAGGGGGTGGCCGGGGGTTTCGATCCCCGGCCAATCTCATGGAACAACTGCGCCAACTCACCCGGCTTAATTTCTCGGAGACGCCTGACCCGCGGGGTCAATCTGCGCCCGATACGCCTCGCGCTGCTGAGGCTGATCTATCTGGATACCTCACCGAAGCCATAGCAAACACGCTCTATGAACCGCTGGGCGGCAGCGCGATCTCCGGCACCTACACGCCGACACTGACCAACGTGGCGAACCTTGACGCATCGACGGCCTATTCGTGCCAGTACATGCAAGTCGGCAGTGTCGTCACCGTATCGGGCCGCGTGGATATTGATCCGACCGCCACAGCAACAGACACACGCCTTGGCATCTCCCTTCCGGTCGCATCGAACCTTGCGGCAGGCAACGAATGCGCTGGCACAGCCTTTGCGTTCGGCGTGGCTGGCCAGGGCGCGGCGATCATGGGGGATGCGACCAACGACCGCGCGGAAATGCGCTGGGTGGCTGGCGACACGACCAACATGGCGATGCATTTCAGCTTTCAGTACCGGGTGATCTGATGGCCGTTTCCTATCTCAACGCGGGCGGCAAGACTGGCGGCAAGGGCCTCGTGCTCTGCTTGTCCGGTGATACCAAGCCAGCGGCCCTGGCTGGATGGACGTTGATCGAGACGGACACCGGCAATCAGTTCGTTGTCGTCACCGGGGAATGGTCTGCGGCCAGTGCTGGGGGCAGCTCAAACACTGGCGGCGTTGCCACCATCACTGTGGCCAATCGCCGTTATGAGCACAGCGAAACAGTTGCAGCTATCGGCGTGACATCGGCAAGCCGGGTAATGATCGGTCTCGCGCCGACGCTCGACAGTGACGAAAACACCGCCGAACTGCTTGACCTTGCATCCTGCGCGGCAACGCCGGGAACAGACACCATCACCATCACCGCGACATTCTTGCAGCCGGTTGCCGGTCCCATAAAATTCAATTGGAGTGCTTCATAATGGCGAAACTTTCACGCGATCTTGCAACGCCTACGGGTGGCTCGACCGTTCTGCATCCCCGCGAAACAATCATTGGCAGCGGCACGATTGGCGCGCTTAATGCTGAGGTGATCATTCCGGTTGACGGGTGCGCTTCGGTATCGCTCGACATTCGCGGTACGTTCTCGATGACGCTGGAAGTCGCTGGCACGGTTGACGGCACGAATTATACGCTGATCCCGGTGCGCCCGGTCAACCTTGCGTCCGTTGCCTATGTCGCGGCGGTGACTGGCACGGCGGCGGGAACGTGGGTTGGCAAATGCGCGCCGTTCCGCTCTGTTCGTGTGCGCTGCACGGCTTACACGTCCGGTTCGGCAAGCACTACGCTGGTTGGCGATACCGCGCCACTGGACGACACGCTGCAAGGCATGATCGCGCCGCTCGCCGTGACCGCCACGGGTGCGGCCAGTGCGGCTGTCACGCTGACCTTGCCCGCTCCCGGTGCTGGTCTGCGCCAGTACATCACCTATATCGCCATGGTTCGCAGCGCCACGGCCCTGCTGACCGCATCAGCAACGCCCACGGTTGTCACCACCACCAATCTCCCCGGCACTGTGGCGTTCACGTTCGGCGCGGACGCGGCGGCGCAGGGCGTTGACAAGTTCATTCGTGAGGACTTCGCCTATCCGCTGGCCGCATCGGCGCAGAATACTGCCGTGACCGTGGTTGCGCCGGTTGCCACGGGTTCGATCTGGCGCCTGACTGCCGGGTATTACGTCGCGCCGTGATGACCGCGATTCAACCCCGCCCCGCTGCGCCCTAATCCCGCGTCATGGCGACGACCCTCATCTCCTGCTATAACGAAGCGCTGGCACTGGTTGGTGCCGGTGACATTGCCGACATCGATGAGGCATCGATCGAGGCGCGCGAATGCAACCGATTCGGCCCTGCGCTGCTGCTGGAAATTGGCGAGTGGGCAGATTGGCCGTTCAAGGTGCGCCGTGCTGCGCTGGCCAGCGTGACCAATGATCGCCCTGCCGAATGGCTCTATGCCTATGCGCCGCCGTCTGGTCTGGGCCAGCCCATTGCCCTGCGCTCGGTCGAGGATGATGCTACGTCGCTGCCGGAGAACGGCCCCTATCCCTTCCCGCTGCAAGACGCTTATCCGCTGCGCTATCTGGTCGAGGGTGGCAAGATTTACGCAAACACCGAGACGGCAACGCTGGTTTATACGAGCAATGTGATTGAGGTTGGTGATCTTGAGCCGCTGGTGCGCCGCGCCTTCGTCGATGAACTGGCCGCGCGCATCTATATGCCGATCAAGAAAGACCCAAAGATCACCTTCGAACTCCGCAAAGCCGCGATGATGTCGAAGAACATTGCGATTGCCAATGAACAGAACCGCAGCCCGAGGGTCGCAACTCGGTACGTCTCCGAGGCAGAATATGCCCGCATGGGGCATGGCGTGTGACCTTCCGCAAGACGCAGCCGAATTTCAGTCGCGGCGTTCTGGCGCCTGAACTCTATTCGCGCTTCGATGTCGATGCCTATGGCGCGGCAGTCAAGCAGGCGACGAATGTGGTCGTGCTCAAGTTCGGCGGTCTGACCAAGCGCCCGGGTACGCGCCTGGTTGCCGAGGTGCTTGATCCGACTGACGGCAATCGGCTTGTTCCTTTCCAGTTCTCGCTCACGCAAACCTATGCGCTGGAAATGGGGCAAGGCTATATGTCGCCCTGCGCCAATGGTGGCCGCGTGGTCGAGCCTGAACTGGCGATTGTCACCGTGTCGAACGCTGCCGCTGCCGAGATCGAGGTGCTTTATCACGAACTGGTAGTCGATGATTTCATCTACATCACCGGGATTGCCGGCGAGATTGGCGACTTGCTCAATGGCCGCGCATGGCAGGTGCAATCCGTGGTCGATGCCGATCACTTCACGATCAACGCTGACACGGCCACACTGGCCGCGTTCACGACGGCAACCGGCGGCATCACACGCGCCGCTCCTGCACCGCCTCCGACCCCGCCTGTGGTTCCCGCTCCCGTACCTGATCCAGCCCCGCCCGAGGATTACTTTGGCGGCGGCATAGACTGGCTCACAAGCGATGGCACGGCGATCCGCTGATGGGTATTGCGCGCATCTACAAGGTCGGCTCGCCCTTCAACGGCGTCGAATTGCCCGAGATCGACTTCGAGCAAACGGCGGATACGATGTATTTCGCCCATATCGATCATGCGCCTTCGAAGCTGGTGCGCGGCGGGCATACTGACTGGACGTTCTCGGACATCACCTTCGGGCCGACGATTGACGCGCCGACGGGTTGCACCGGGACGCCGACGATTGCTAACACCGACACCGAGAACACCGGCAACAACTATTTTCCCCAGCCGGGGACCTACATCATCACGGCGGTCAACGATGACACCGGGCAGGAAAGCCGTGGCTCGAATGAAAGCACGGCGACGAATGACCTGACGCTCAAGCGCAATTACAACGACGTGACGTGGGATGCCGTGACGGGAGCCACGCGATACAACATCTACAAGGCCGAGAATTCGCAGTTCTTCGGCTATATCGGCACAACCGATGGCCTGACATTCCGCGATGACAATATCGGGCCAGCCTTGGATCGCGCGCCGCCGCAAGCCTATAACCCATTCCCCGGCGCTGACGATTACCCCTCGACCGTCACCCTGTTCGAGCAGCGGTCACTCTGGGCGCGCTCTCGCAATGTGCCGCATGGCATCTGGGGGTCGCGCACGGCTCAGGCGGAAAGCATGGATCGATCGCGGCCCTTGCGCGCTGATGATAGCCTTGCGCTGACCATCGTTGCGGGCCGGGTCAACTCGGTCAATCAGCTCGTATCGTCCACCTCGTTGTTGGCGCTGACTTCGGATTCGATCTTCACCATCGACGGCGACGGCTCTGGGGGCGTTCTCAGTGCGGCTTCGGCCCCTGCGGCACGACGTCACCTTGGCATCGGTGGATCGCGCCTGTCGCCTCTGGTGGTCGATAACGTGGTGTTCTTTGCGCCATCGGTCGGGTCGTCTGTCCGCTCGATTGGTTACAGCTTCGAAATCGACGGCTTCAAGTCGAACGATGTGTCGATCTTTTCGCCGCATTTCTTCGAGAGCCTTGAAATCGTGTCGTGGTGCTATGCCCGCGAACCCCGCTCGCTGGTCTGGGCCGCGCGCTCGGATGGCAAACTGCTGTGCTTCACTTGGGAGCAGGAGCAAAACGTCTGGGGCTGGACCTTCTGCGAGACGGACGGCGATGTGAAATCGGTTTGTTCGATCAGTGAGGACGGTGAGGATCGCGTCTATCTGCTGGTCGATCGCATGGTTGACGGCGTGTCGAAGCGGTTTGTCGAGCGCATGGCCTCGCACAAGTGGGACGATGTTGCCGACACCTGCTTCATGGATTGCGCGATCTCGGCTGAGTTCGCCACGGCGCGCGCTACGTTCTCCGGCCTGTGGCATCTCGAGGGGCGCACTGATGTCTGCGGGATAGTCGATGGCGTGGCTGTCGAGGATCTGACGGTGACGAATGGCTCTGTGACGCTGCCTGAGCACGTCGGCACCGGGAGCAAGGTGTCGTTCGGTATTCCGTTCCAGGTCGATATTGAAACGCTGCCACTGCGCATTGAGGCCAAGGACACCGGGGCCAACATTGGCCGGCGTCAACAGGTCGGTGAGATCGTGCTGTCGCTGCGCAATACGCGGTCGGTTCTGGCTGGCATCGACGATACGCACCTCTATCTGGTTAAGTCGCGCACCTCGGAAGCCTATGGCTCGCCAGATGATCTCATGAACGGCGACGATTACGTGGTTGCCGCTGCCAACAAGGCGGGCACCGAGATCAAGGCGCATATTCGCCAGACTGCACCGCTGCCGCTGACCCTGCTGGGCGTGTCGCTCGATGCGGTGGTGAATGGCTGATGGATAGCCGGGTCCGGTTGGCTCCGGCGCAATCGAAGCATATCGGCAGGATCGCGCGCAACATGCGGGCCATCGACGCGGAAGAGTGTGCCGCGTTCGGTCGCGCGCCAAAGTCTGCGCTGCGGTTCTCGCTGTTCTCAAGCACAAAGGCATGGACGGCAATGGTCGATGGCAAGCCTGAAGCAATGTTCGGCGTGGTCGTGGAAAGCGCTTTGGACCAAGAGGCCGCGCCGTGGTTCCTCGGGACGGATGAAGTCTATCGGCATGGGCGCGAGTTGCTGATGTATGGTCCGGGCATGGTGTCGCGGCTGTGCGATTCTAATTGGAAGCTGGCCAACCTAGTGTCCGCGAAGAACATGCGGGCAATCCGCTTGCTGGATCGCTGGGGCTTCACGGTGGCGGACGATGTGCAAATGATTGGCGGTGTTCCCTTCCGACGTTTTGAGAGGGCCTGCTGATGTGCATTCCTGCTGCCGCCGCTGCCCTTGTCGCCGCCGGAATGTCCGCTATGGGAACCGGCGTTGCCGCGCTGTCCGCCAAGGCTCAAGGTGACTATCAGGCCAAGATCGCTGAACGCAACGCGGCAATGGAGCGCGAGGCATCGCAGCAGGATCAGCAGAACACACGCGAGGAAGCGCTGGCCCATTACCGCAACGTCGCCAAGCTGAAAGGCGAGCAGATCGTCGGTGCTGCGGCGAATGGCGTGGGTGTGGACTTCGGCACGGCGGCTGACACGCTGGCCGATACCGACATGCTGGCGCGCGAAGATACCAAGCGCATCTATTCGCAGGCTGGGCAAAAGATGAAGGGCCGCTCCATTGCCGCGTCGAACTACATGGGCGAGGCTTCGGCGCAGCGATCGGCTGGAACGGCTGCGCTGGTCGGCGGCGCGTTCAATATGGGTTCGACGATCCTCGGCGGGGTTTCGCAGTACAAGAAACTCAAGGCGGGGAGCAAGTAATTGCCGCGCATTCCTACATATCAGCCCAATCAGGTCGGCCCGGTCGAAAGCACTGGCGCCCGGTTCCGTGCCGCCGATAATGGCGGCGGGATTGGTGCGGCTATCGGACAGGGATTGCAGGGCCTGGGCAAGGCTGGGGCTGATTTCATCACGGCGCAGGATCAGATTCAGGATCAGTTCGATGATACTTATGCGCGTCGTTTCGCATTGGATTTCGATGCCGCAACAAAGCCGGTGATGACGCAATATAGCGCGCAACAGGGCAAGAATGCCATCGATGCCGCAATGCCGACGCAAGAGGCGCTGACGAAACTGCGTGAGGAAACGCTGGCTAAGGCCAGCAACCCGCGCATGAAGCGTTACCTCGAAGAGCGCCTTGCCGAGCCGTACAGCCGTTATTCGTCGGGCATTGTCAGCCATTCACTCGGCCAGCAACAGGTCATGGCGGAAGAGACGGCACTGTCTGAAAAGGCTCTGGCGATCAATGATGCCGCCGGGTCTTATGCCAATCCTCAACTGGCCGCGACTAAGAAGGCTGAGGCGCTGGATGCTGTGCGCCGTGTGGGCGCGCTCAAGGGTTGGGACACGAAGAAACTCAAGGCCGAAGAGCTGGCGGCGACGACGGCCATTCATACGACTGCTTTTGATCTGATGCGGAGCGGTGCAAAAGAAGACATTGACCGTGATGCTGCCTATCTCGCCGCGCACAAGGACGAGATGACCGCCACTGCCTATGCCAATGCGCTGGGTGATCTGGCCGAGCCGCTGCGTAAGCGCGAGGACACTGCCGACTTCTGGCGCGCGATTACCCCGACTGCCGACGCTGCCCCCGCTCCTGGCGGTACGCCTGCGTCCGGTGCTCCGGTTCGGCAGGCAACTGCGGCTGAGATCAAGCCGGCGCTGCTGGGCGTGTTCGGCAAAGGAACCTACGTCGGGGATAATGCCAAGCATTCGAAATATACGTCGAGCGGCAAGGTGTCTGACCATACTGTCGATCGTGCGCTTGATTTCGTCCCCCCCGGCGGCATGGGGAAATACACCACTTCGCAGGCTGAGGCGCTGATCACGTCGGAACTGGCACGACGCGGCCTTCGCATTCGCCGCAATGCCAATGGAACGCCGCAATTCTTTGGCCCCGGTCGTCATGCGAAAAATCCGGGTGATCACGATGACCACTATCATGTGGCATGGGAAGTTGATCCCAAGGCGACGGGCGGACAGGGCGTTGACAATGAGCGTCCGCAGCAATTTGACAAGGATCAGGTCTATAACCGCATTGACGCGCTGGCCGCGAAAGAGAAGTGGTCGCCTGAAAAGATCGAGCGCGTGAAGGCGATGGGCGATCAAGAGATTCGCCGCAATGAGGAGCTGGACAGCAGGCAAAAGCGCGCCGCTGACGAAGCTGCTGCCGATATCATGCTGGGCAAAGGCTCTGGCTTCACCTCGAAGAACCTGATCCCGGCTGAAACGTGGTCGAAAATGTCTGTCGGCGCGCGCGCGTCTGCTGAGGCGGCGATTGAGCGCAACCTTGCGCCGGTTGCCGCAAAGCCGAACGGGCCAGCGGCAATGTTGCTTAACCAGATGAAGACACTGATGCCGCAAGAGTTTGCCAATCAGGACTTGAGCAAGATCGTTGGCCAAGTCTCGCAGGCCGAACTTGATACATTCCTGACCGAGCAGACCAAGATCAAGCGCGATAATGGCGACATCGTGAAGCGGCGCACCGAGATCAATGCCGTCGTCAACTCACAATCCACGTTCGGCGGGCTCAAACTGAACGATGCTGAGCGGGCATCTGTGGCGCAAATGATGGAGGCGCAGGAAGTTGCCGCAATCAGTGGTGGCAAGACCCCTGACCGTGCGGCTTCGTACAGGGCGGCAATCGGTATTGTCATGATGTCGCGCGCCGTAACGCCTCAGGGCAACTGACGCGATTCAACCCCTAGCGCTGGTGCCTATGTTCGCGTCATGCCCGCACCTGATCCGTTCGCCTTTTCCAAGCAATTCGATGCGTTCGGCCAGCCGGTCACGCAAGTCGATCCTGTCGAGGAAGCGCGCCGCCGTGATAATGGCATCGCCATCACCATCAACGCAGCGCCTGCTCCCGATATCGTCGGAAAGGCAACGCGCGCAGCTCGCAAGATTGGCGTGGCTCCGGGTCTGGTGGACGATCAGGTCGATCAGGCGCTGCGCGGCATCAACATCAAATCCCTCACCGAAACCATGTCCAAGTTCCCGGTCTATGGGAAGTTCTTCGGCGACAACCCGCGCGCTGCCGTAATGGCGCAGGAGGATGGGAAAAACCTGTCGAAGATCGGCGCGGCATGGGAAGGTTTCAAGGAGTTCGGTCGCGGCATTCCGGGTGCACTCAACTCGGGCTATCAGGCATCGGCCAAGGGGCTGAATGACCTCTATCTGTCGATCGATGAGGCGGTTTTGTCGGTCGCCAACCCGAACCATGCCCGCGAAATGCTCAATCGGCGCGAGGCTGCGTCTGCTTCGTTCGCCGCGCGCAGTGAAGCGGCAATGCCCAAGTCTGACAGTTTCGTGGTCAACTCGGCGCTGCAAGGCATCCGGTCTGTCCCTACGTCACTGACGGCGATGGCCGCTGGTCTGGTGACGCGCTCGCCAAACGCCAGTGCTGGTGTGATGGGAGCCATGACCGGCGCCCCTGCTTATCGTGAAGCTCTGGCAAAGGGTCTGCCTACCGGGCAGGCGCTGCAATACGGCGTGGAGCAGGGAACGATTGAGGCGCTGACCGAACGCATCCCGGCAGCAACGTGGTTGACCGCGCTGACCAAGAAAACCCCGTTTGGCAAAGCCATCCTGACTTCGCTGGCGCAGGAATTGCCGGGTGAACAGGTCGCCAC